TAATTTGTTATAGGAATATCATTAGGAATATTATACATATTTCTATATGCCTTTTCTCCAAGAGGAGTATGAACTAAAGCTTCAAATTGTGCCTTTTCTTCTGATCTTCTACGATCCAAGAATTCTTGCATTGTAGCTCCACCAGCAGCAATTGCTGCATTAAGATCTCTTTCTATTTCTTCATCTAACTCATCTTTTGTATTAAATGAATTTACAATTTCTACTGTATCATCATCATAATAATCAACTTTCTCATCTACTTCATCATCTGTTTTTATTGTTGTTTTCTTAAGCCCAAATCTTTCAGCCATATTTACGCCTTCATACCACATATATAAAGCCATAAGCATTGAGAATATTTGGTCATCATGAGTAGCAGAAGAATGTTCCACTTTACCATTTCTTTTAATTTCCATTCCTAAAAGTTCATTATATATAATTGGAGAAATAAATTTATCTTTATGATTTTCTACTCTATCTAATAATATATCTATAAGAAGCTGTCTTACAGCTTTTGTTGAAGTAAGACCATATACTTTAGTTCTTATTTTTTGTTTATAAGCATGAACGCCATCTTGACGTTCTTCTACTACTTGATCTTTTATTTCATAATATAGATTTTTCTTTAATCCCATTTTAATAAGTTTAGATATTACTGTTGCTCCAAAACCTCCATTTCTCTCTACATTTACTATTGCATTTGGCATCCATTGTTTTACTATAAATTCAATACATCTTGCCAGATCAAGAGTTGATATATAGTTACAATTAAGACATCCTAAAACTTTTGTTGTTGATGAATCTATTACAGTAATTGTAGAGCTATCTTGTTTATAACCACCAGAGACATCGACACCTACTAATGGAGGATATGTTCTTGTATCAGCTTGCATATAAGTTTCAAATCTATATTTACCAAGTATATAAACTACACTTATTGGTTGTTTAATCAATCCAGAAATGGCATCAAGATCTTCTTCTTTAAATGGCGAATTATCAACACCAGTAGCCCATTCAAGAAGTATTTCTCTTCGTATATCAGGCCAAGAATTTTTAAGAAGTTTACATACTTCATTATACCATGCTTCACTACAACCAAGTTGTTGATATGTATATCTTATATATACAAAATCTGATTTTGTATTAGCATTAAGAATAGCCATTAATTGATCATATTTTAGATCATACCATGTTTCAGAAAATTTTGTTGCCATTTCTTTAGTTTGATATGCTTCTTGTCCTTCAGGGGTTGTCATGAATCCTGGCGTAGTAGTTATCAAAATTCCATAAGGAGCACCATTATTTCTTGCATTCATAGCAGCAGTTTTATATGCTGGTGCTGCATTCATATATATCGTATCATTATATGGTAAGAATGCATACTCATCAAACCACATCATAGTAAGAGTTTTACCTCTAAGAATAGATGCAGCTCTAGCTTTATTTGTTGCAGAAGCAAACACTTTAATATTATTATTATTAAATGGATTTAATATTTCATTTGTATTATTTTTTCCTCTATCTATTTTACCATCAGGCATTATTCTTTCTTTCATAATAAGATATGGTGGTAATAAATCTCTTATATCTTTAAGTGTTTGCAAATTATCTTTAGCACCATCCATATTTTTATGAAGAAATGCAATTTTTGAATTAGTTGTACCAAAATTATAGATATATAGATATCTTACATCAGATGATACTGTTTTACCCTGCTGACGAGGCTCTTCAAAGAATATATTAAAATTTAAACACGCACAAAAATTTAATGCTAAATTACCACGATTTAATTTATATCTTATAGGCTTAGCACCCGATGAAGGCAAACGCACCACCTCACGGATGAAATACCAATAGTTGCATAAACATTCTCTAAGTACTTTTTGTTTATAATAACTATTTAAATGGGGATCATGAGGATCTATACCATCTAAATCAGGATCTATTAATGTAAGCATAAATTCACAGTTTTTAATTCCTATGGATTTAAGATAATGATACATATCTAAAAAACTTTTATTTTTAGTAGTTTTTTGAGCATATATAGTTCTTACAGGTGCGGGGGCTCTAACTACACCACCATAACTTCCAGGTTGTGGTATAGCTTGTCTATTTACTATATTTACGCCATAATTAGGAGTTATGTATCCAGTATTATATTGCATTATATTTAACCTCCTTAAAAGATTTTATATAAATGTCATTGATATAGATTATATATGAATTTATAATATAATTTACTATTAAATAATTTGTAATTATTCTAAATTTCAATTGCATAATATAATAATGTAAAGAAGGGAATTAATCGCACCCTAACTTTATATACTACTTTGTAGTATTAATAAAAACGTAAACTTGCGTGGCCTATCCCTAATACAAAAGGGATGCACAACAACGTGCCTTGTGTTAGTTTATAGCGAAATCTGAAAAAAAAATATGGAGGTGCCATATAAATGGCAAATGAACGTTTCAATTTAACTGCCAGAGTTTGAAGTCGATTCTGCTTGGAGGAAGGAATAAAAAATCGACAATTAATGATAACAATAACAACGGAGACAGGGAAAGCCAGATGCCTTATCCCTCTCCGCTGTTATTTTTTTTGAAAGGGGATAATATTTATGAATATTTTTTCAGAAGAAGCTATAAATGAATTTTTGGTTAATAATCCATATCTTTCATCTAAATGGATTGCATGTGCAAAAGATCTTGTTATTAATTCAAAATATAACATTGATGATCTATTGTATAAATATAATACCGAACAATTAGAAATATTAAAAAAAATTACTAATGATGAAAAATATAATTCTATTGTTCATATTTCAGATATTGAAGAAAGAAATAAATTTATATTGGAAACATTTTATTCAGGATTGAATGCCACCCAAATGGAATTATTATATACGGCAGTAATTAATGGATTGGATTTTAATAAAGCCTGTTCAATAGTCAAACCAGATATTCCATACGTTAAATTAAATTACATACTTCAAGCAATGATAGATGGATATGACTTAACTGAATATATAAATTATGAAACAGATCAATTATATGAAATTTTTGCAGGAACACAGACTAAAATTGATTACAAAATATATGCAAATAAAGATATTTCTGCAGAAAGTATGGGAGTGATAAGACACGCTTTAGAGGTCGGAATGAATGTTATTATAAATATAGATAATACAATTACTATAAAAAAATAAAATATATTTCCGTAGGGAGTAATCCCTACGGAATAATTATTATTTTAATAATATATTATATAAGTGATAAAGAGTGATTATACTAACTCCATATCAAAAAATATTTATAGAAAGGAGGTATATAAAAATGAGTGATCTTCTTCTTGATACCTTATTCTTGATGCAATCCAAAGCATTTGCAGACAAACTTACAAAGTTCTGCAATAATGAAGAACTCTATACGAAAAGGGTAGATGATTTACAGGTATTAGTATATACAGATGATGATGATACTGTGAATCATATCAAAGAAAACTGCGAAGGTATAGTATTCACAAAACTTATATGGATGGATTAAAAAATTTAACAGAGTGGTGTAAACCACTCTGTTATTTTTTGTAAAACTCCATTATTTTAATTATATAATATAATAGTAAGAATAAGAGGAAATGGTGATTCCTCTATGTTCCTAAGTTAGTAGTAATACGGCTACTATACTTAAACCAAATCACCACGTCATAAGTATAGGAGGTATTTACTATGACATTTGATAAAAAGGCAGCCGAATATATCTATAATCTTCGTGTGAAAATTTTCCAAGATAATCTTATGTTTAATATAAGAAGCTACCTTAGGGAAAAAATGAACGAAATTGTCTTCTGCTGTCATATGACAGAAGAGCAGAAGATGTATTTCAAAAAGAAATATTATTCATCCATTGAAAAAGATGATTATGCATCATTTTTAAAGGATGGAATAATTGGTAAAACCATATATAATAACATAAAAAGATGTTTGATTGATAATATATTTTATATTATCAATCAGACGGATACAAGGATGTATTATACAATGGAACAGAAAAAAGAAATGGCAAGAATAATGATAGAAAGATTCGAAGCCATGTAAAAAATCCCAGGGGACTGGACATCCCCTTGGGACCCTCTTGCGGGTGTATTATTTTTCGTAAAATTACAGCTTTATTATATTACTATAGTTTACATTATCATTATCCATTCTCTGTAATCCAATACTTTCTAATGGGAAATTATTTAATACATCAGATGTTATAGCTTGTATATCAACAAATTCTAATGCCCAATCTGGTACAGTTACATCTATTGGTAACCCTAATGTATAATTATCCAATTTACCAAGCACTGGATGATTGAGCATTGCAATCAATCTAGCATAATCTTCTGGATATTTATCTTTTATTTTTTCTGCATTTTTCTTAGAAAGATTAAGTTTAATTTTCATTATTTTATTTCTTTCTTCTACATTTATCTGAGGCATATCTTCTGATCTCATTGCATTATATATGACTTCTGCTATACATCCATTTTGTGACATTGGAGCTTCATAGGAACTTATAGGAGCTACATTATCTGGCTTATAAAAATCAGTTTTCTTTGACATTATATTATCAAATATTTGTTTTTCTAATATAGCAAGTTTCTTAATTATTCTTATTTGATCTATAGAATCTGCAGTAAGAATATCTTCATATAATATATCTTGCATTTCTTTTTTTACTGATTCTGATAATGTAGATTTATTAATTGGTAATCCCATTATAGCCATTCTTCTTTTATCTTCAGGGATTATATTACCCTCTTGTAATACTTGAAGATCTGCATAATTACGTCTATTTACCGTAAGAAGTACTCTGGAGAAGAGAAATTCGTTCTTCATTATCATGCTACATTTCACATTTTCATCATAACTTCCTGTAAGTTTAGTATATTCATTTAAATAGTCTACAACTAAATCACTACAAATATATCCCATAAGATTTATAATACTATATCTTAAAGAATCTTGAGGTATAAGTTTATTTGGTTCTATTATTCTTTCCACCTCAATAACTTCATCTGTATAGAAATTATAATCCAATTCAGATTTTATATATTTACATAATACAGGTTTACGATTTCCCTCAGAATCATATTCATTTATCATATCAGTTAAATCTCTTTTTTCATGCTTAATTTTCATATCAATATTATATACTTTTCCAAGCACATATCTATACCAAGCATCAAAAGAAATAATAGTTGAATCTGTATCAGATATACATACAATATCTCTTTGCATATATTCTATCCTATCCAATTTATCAACATAAAAATGTGGATAATATACATATTCTTTTATATATGATACAAGAAGGGTAAGATCATCTTCAACTTCTTTAGGAGCTTTATTTGGATCCATAAATGGTTCTTGCAACTTGCACAATATATTTATTATAATATTGCTTATTACAGGACAATCACAAAAAGTATATAAATTGTTTTTGTAGTATATTCTATTTATATCTTCTTGAGATAAATCTACAATATATTCCCATACAAGTTGCATTTCTTTTTTTGTCGGCATCCATATCATCATATCTGCAGTATTCATTATTTTAAAGAAACATTCTTCTCTTGTTATATCGCGATCTAACACCGTAAAATCTTTTATTTTTCTATTTGGTTTTTCATTAACTATATTATTCATAAAAGTAATAACTTCATTAAGACTATTAAATTTTACATTATTAGACAGCAAAGACTCGAATAACATTATTGAACATGATATATATGAACGTCCTTGACGGGTAATTGCTTCTGCTACATATATATTATAAAATAAACTATTAGCATTACCAAGAACACCATATGTGCCATTTGCATTTATTTTTTCAAGTAACTGTAAAAGATTATATTTTTCATACATATAGCTTCCTTTGGGATATTTAAACATTTCTTTTTTATATTGAGATCTTTTTTGTAAGAAACCCATAATCATTTTAGACAAGGGATTATCAGCTTCTTTATGCCTTTTAAACAATACTCCAGATGAAGTTACAATGGGTTGCATCTTTTCAATATAAGCCATTACATCAAGTAATGTTCCTTCCATTCTTCTTTTTGTATAGTTATTATCAAGAAATGCTGGTTTATTCACCAGATTTTTATCTATAGACCATACAATTGCTTCGATTAAATCTTCTTCCGTTAAATATGGATATGAATGTTTTAAACCATCCACCATACTATTAACATAACCTTCAATCATTTTCATTTTTGCGATACTATTTTCCATTATAATATCTCCTTTCATTTTATATTCATTTATATAGTATATAATTACATGAAAGTTTCTGAGTACATAATTATCGAATAAAACATATAGTTAAATTGCTAGACAATTATAGAATTCTATATTTTATTATTTTTAAAGGAGGACTCAATTATGATTTTTAATAAACTTAATGAAGATACTACTGAAGTAGATAGTGATGCTGTTGATGCCCTTATGGGAGATGCAGATCCGAATAATGAAGATGCATTAGCACAAGAAGTTGAAGCTCATATGACAGCTGCTGCACTTGAAGCTGTAACATATTTTGAGGGTGGACAAGAAGCTGTTAATAAATTTGAAGAAGCTCTTGAAATGGAAGGCGAAAATGGTTATGTAAATGAAGCTCGTAGACTTACTAAGAAAACATATGTTCGTCTTAATAAATCAGATGATCTTCAGAGACGTTCACATCTTGCTTGTCTTGTTCTTGCTAAAGCACATAAAGATCCGCTTTGGACAAAACTTGCTCTTAATAGAATTAAAGAAAGAAAACTTAGAAATGCTATCTATAAGAAATATGGCAATAAAGCTAATATGGTTGCAAAGAAATCTCAGCTTGTTCATATAAGAAATAGTAGAAATCTTCCTGCACTCCCGAAAATACAATTCTGACTTTCATCTATGTTCCCTCGGATGGTTTACTCCATCCGAGGAATATTTTTTTTGTAATAGTAAATATATTTAGTTATATAATATAATAGCG